ATCAATTAAACTTTTCAGTTTGTTGGCAATTAAATAATCCAAAATTTTACCTTTGGGTGCTGGTTTAGTTTCTTCATAAGTATTTATGATTTTCTCTTTGATATCGCCTGGTATATTTCTGAGGTCGATGAGTGTCTGGTTGCGAGAAAAACCAATTCTAGCATTTTCATCTTCCCATAGACCATAATCTTTTTCCATCAATTTATCAAGTTTAACTTTGTTGATTGGTGTTTGACGAATATCACGCACAAAACAATCCGATACTGATAACACATTCGGTATGCCGTCACCTTTATCTCCACGGATGATTTTTTCTTTCAATTCGGCTATTGGATTTTCCGAAATGAGAAATTTCTTTTGTGCAGGATTATATTGCTTGACAGTAAATTCACTTCTACCATTATACATCTGTAATTGTAGAAAATCACCATCACTTGAAATGATTAGGAGGTTTTCGTGCATGATATGGCGAGGTACAAGTGTACCAATGATATCATCCGCTTCTGCTCCCTCAACATCAACAACTTTGTAGGGGAAATTGTCACGCAACTCTTGTTTGAATTTTGCAAGCATGTCAAAAATCATGTGCCAATCAAGGTCTGATTTTTCTCTTGTCTTTTTACGGCCGGCCTTGTAGAAAGGAAAAAACTCCTTGCGCCAGTATTTGCGGTTGTCACTACAGAGTACAACTTCACCATATTCTTTACGGAATGTCTTTAGGTGCGTCCTGATGATGTTCAGGACCATATGTCTGATAAGACCTTCTTCTAATTTAACACCTTTTTGACTGGCGATTTGTGCCATCAGTCCAGCCAACAATACCTGGTTAAGGTCAACAAGAATCATAGTATACTTTCAGTTTCAAAGATTCTATTTTACATCAAACTCTTAATTTTGTCAAGCGCATCAGACATAAAAGAATTGGATGTTGTTGTTTTTTTGGCAACTATGCCAAACCAACCATTTGGTATTAATGTTGAAATATATTCTCTGGGTTCACTCAAAACAGCATCAAATGCTTCCAAGTTTTCCACTGTGTCTGTTTCTTCGTTGTGCCTAAACAACAAAACATGCCAACTTGGTCCAATAGAACCAACATCTATTGGTGTTCCAGGATTTTTGTATCTATTTGATTGAATGTGTATATCCACATCTGGATGAGGCATGAAAAACAAAGCATCATATTCCTCAATATCCTTCAAGTACTCTAACATTGCAAACCTTTAATGTGTGACTTTCTTACTCTTACCATAATCCAAGAATTGTAATAGTTATCTGTTTCTAAAGCACCGTGAACAAATTGTTCTTTAGCTTCAAGATAACCACATTCACCTTTACTTTTACACAGATGTATGATTTCTCGGCTAAACAAATCTTGGCCATGCATTATAACATCTTTTTTCAATTCCTCATTGCTACCATAGTAAGTTTGCCAGTCCGAAGAAACTTTGAATTTTTTCTTCTTACCTTTCACTTGTTTTGTTCTTGATGAATAAAAGAATTTTTTACCAATGTATTTTTTATTGGTAACTTGATTTGTTATAATATACACAAAACCGTAATTGTCACCAATTAAATCTTCTGTAAAATCTTCACTTTTATATGTCCAGTTTATTCCCATTTGTCTTCATCGGAATCATCATCTTCATTATCTTCTTCTTCTTCGGTTAATGATTCTATTGTTTCACCGCAGAATGGGCAAAACTCCGGATATTCTTCCGATACTAATTCTTCCATATAAATCATATCATAGCTCGATTCACAGTTTAAACATTCTGCTGTTATTGTTTTTGTTCCCATTTTCTTCCTTTAAGCTGCTTTAGCCCAAACATCACCCCAATTACCCGACAGCGCACCCTTAGCATAGTCAGTAGCACGATTCTCAAAGAAATTGGTATGTGTTGGTGCATTAATCATTTCTTCAACCCAAGGTAATGGGTTCTTCTTCACTTTAAAGATGCCTTTTAGGCCAAGACTAATAAGTCTACGGTCAGCAATATAACGAATGTATTGTTTAACATCAGCATTGGTTAGACCTTCTATAGCTTGCATACTAAATGCTAAATCAATAAATTTATCTTCTAATTGAACCATCTTCTCAGCAATTGTATATATCTTACCTTTAAGTTCATCATTCCAGATTTCTTTATTTTCTTCAATGTATGTACGGAACAATTTAATCATTGATTCAGCGTGCATTGTTTCATCAACAATAGACCAAGTAACAATCTGTCCCATACCTTTCATTTTACCGTGGCGTGGAAAATTAAGCAACATGATAAAAGAACTAAAAAGCTGCATACCTTCGGTAAAAGCGGAAAAAACAGCAATGTGAGTAGCAGTACTAGAGAGGTCACCATTCGTATTAGAGATATCCAAAACATAATCGTGTTTATCTTTCATCTCCTGATAATCTAAGAATTGGTTGTATGTTGTTTCTGGTAATCCAAGTGTTTCAATCAAATGACTATAGGCGGCCACATGAAGTGCTTCTCTTGCAGCGAAACCCATCAACATCATACGAACTTCTGGTTGTGGAAAATGCGGCAGATAATTCTTAACATACCCACCAGCCACATCAATATCACCTTGTGTAAAGAATCGGAAGATGTGTGTTAGAAATTGCTTTTCTTCGGTTGACAACTTCTTTTTCCAATCTTTAACATCTTCTGCCATTGGAACTTCTGTATGTAACCAATGTGATTGTTCATGTTTCAACCATGCATCGTAAGCCCAAGGATAATTGAAAGGTTTGAAACTGTTTCTTTCATCCGTCAATCTTGTTTCTATTTTCTTAATCATTAATCCAATTCCTTAATTCCGTTGTTGTTTTAGTTCCAGTTAATCTTTTTAATACTACGTTTTCTTCCATCATAACCAATGTTGGTACGGAACGAATTCCATATTCGACCGCAATGTCAGAATGAATATCAATATCGACCACTTCAATTGGAATTGGAGAATTAACTTCTTCCAAATTCTTTGCTAACGATTTGCATGGTCCACACCATGATGCCGTAAATCTTACAATTTTTTTCATATCAATTACACCAACTTTGTTTGGCCTCACCGTAGTATTCACGAGCAAAACCATTTGTTATCAACATTTGACGTAAACTTTTACCATCAAGTATAACGTCACCTAATACACGACCACCGTATTTGTCCCAGTCCATTAGAATAACTTGGCGTTTGGCCGATGCGTTTATTTGTGCTTTTGTAAATGCAGAAGCGGCTTGGCCTCTTTGATCTTCACTCTCACACTGAGCTCTATGTCCCTTCTCTGGTGTATCAACACCGAACACACGAATTGATAATTCCTGCTTTAATGGTGCAGGTAAAAATGGTGCTTGAAATGCTACAGTATCACCATCAATAACTCTAGTGATAACTGCATCATAGATGACACCTTCTTTTTGTTTGCCTTGAGCAAAAGCAACAATTGATATCATTGCCATTATTGTTATAATTATTTTTTTCATTTATTTTCTTTCTTTTCTACTTGTTCATACATTACTGTGTTTGTATCACCTAATGCCCATTTTGAATCTGTTTCAACTGACCATTTTTTCATGGCAACCTTAAAGTCCGGCATCTTCAATTCTCTTGGATTGCTACTTGGTTCTAATATAATTAATCGATTATTTGGCTGAGCAGCAAACTGCCCATTATCACACATGATGAAATTATAAGACTTGTGGTCCTCGATATCTTCACTAAACCCTGTATCAAGTACGTTAAAATCAGGATGAGCAGAATCAACTGTAAACATATAAACACCATACTGCCAATCTCCATTCTTTAATTTAAATTTACACCTCATTGATTGCAACTGTGCTTTTTTAATAACAGTTATATCATATGATAAACAATCCCACAATTGTAAATAATCTAATGGTAGTGGTTCACCTTTAATTGGTTTCCAACAATATGCATGTAATGGTAATTTATCATACAATGCACCATAATTGTTTAGATATGATTCGATACGAAATGCTTGACCTCTTAAAGATTTAATACTTATCCACCAACAAGGTTCAAGTTCTTCATGACCTTTTTCAAAATCATAAAGAAATTCTTTGCGAACAAAACATTTTATTGGAGGAAGATTAGCAACAATGTGTGACAACTTTTATTTCTCCATTAATTTATTTGTGAAGTCTAATAGCAATTTATGATGTTCTCCGTCATGATAAAGTCCTCTCATCCAACTATATGATTTGTACCAGTGTGATTGACTTTCGGGATGACAACCTATTAAACCTATTCTATTCTGAATAATGGCCATAGGATCATCATTCATATATTTTGCGATAATATCATATTGTCCAGGTCCAAAAGCACAACCATCATAAAAGAACATTTTTTCTTCTTTACCCAGCCATTCAACTTTTAAGTTTTTTGCATGTGGCCTACGTGTGTCTGTGTTTGGTCTGGTAATATATTGTTCAACTTCTACTTTATCCAAAAGATTGAAATAATTATTGCCAGCCCAATAAGCACCCATACAGATTCCCAAATAACGGCCGCCATTACGAACAAAATCATAAATGCGGTCACGATTATCTTTGAACAAAAAATCAAAACTATCGCTATCACCCAAACCACCAGGGAAAGCAACAATATCAACATCATCGAAGAAATCATTTTCCAGTTCGTGCCTTGTGAATATCTTAAAGTTATAATGTGATTCTAATGCTTTAATTATTCCATTTCCTGATTGAACTGAGCATTTTGGTTGATGCAAAAATAAAGCAATCGTAGGTTTCATTCAACCCTCACAGGCAATGCAATCATTTCCTTGTGCTACTTGAATCATATCCAGTTCTTTGATAACTTGTCGTTCAATTTTCTTGGATACTTTGTCTGCCTTGGCCAATTTCTCTGAACGGCAGTAGTAAAGTGTTTTCACACCCTTCTTCCATGCCATGAAGTGTATTGCATGAATGTACTTGATGTGTGCATCTGGACGAAAGAACAAATTCAACGATTGTGCTTGATCGATGTACATTTGTCGGTCAGCAGCTAATTCAATCACCCAACGTTGGTCAATTTCCATGGATGTTTTGAATACTGCTTTTTGATTTTCATCAAGAATATTCAAATGTTGAACTGAACCATCATTTGCAATAATTGATGACCAGATATCATTATATTCTTCCTCTGTTTGTGTTAGACCTTTGATGATTATATCTAGCCAACGATTCTTGTTTAGAAATGCGCCAGATAACGTGTCCTGACGATAAGCATTAGCACGATAAGGTTCGATACTAGGAGAAGTATTTCCCATAATGATAGACGAAGAAGCATTTGGAGCAATAGCCATAAGATGACTGAAACGTTGACCGCTGCCAACAGCATCTGGAGCTTCGCCACGTTCTTTTCCCAAACTGATATTAGCTTCATCTAATCCCTTTCTAATTTGTTTGAACATTTGATTGTTTGCAACTTTGGCCATCACACCTTCAAAAGCGACACCCTTCCGTTGTAGATAAGCATGGAAACCCAAAGCACCGACACCAATGCTGCGCTCACGACTGGCAGAATACTTTGCACGCTGAATGGTGGAAGGAGCATTATCGATAAAATACTGAAGAACATTGTCAAGCATTTCAGCAACATCACGAAGAAAAGTAGGATGGTCTTTCCATTCATCATAGTGTTCCAAATTTAAAGAGGACAAACAACACACTGCGGTACGTTGTTCATTAGTTGGTAAAATAATTTCGGAACATAGATTTGATTGGTGTACTTTCAAACCTTTGTCTTTTAAAAATTGTGGCAACATTCTATTGCTTGTATCAATATAGTGAATGTATGGTTCACCGGTGTGCATACGCATTTCAAGAATCTGTTGCCATAGGTGTTTTGCAGAGACCACTTCTCTCGCTTCACCAGAATGTGGATCCGTTAGTTGCCAACTATCGTCCGCTTCAGGATCCAACATACATTTTTCAATAAGTGACATGAAGTCATCAGTGATATTAATTCCGTGGTGTAAATTCAGGCAACGAACATTTTGGTCACCTGTTGGCTTACGCATTTCTAGGAACGGAATAATATCAGGGTGAGATATATCAAGATAAGCGGCATAAGAACCACGGCGAGTCCGGCCTTGACGATAAGCCAAAGAAGATGCATCGTAAATTTTAAGGTGAGGCATAACACCAGTAGACTTGTCATCAGCAGACCTAATACCGAAGCCAATACCAACTCCGCCGCCGTACATACTAAGCCAATTGGTTTCAGATAAGTTTTCAACTAAACCCTCCGCAGTATCTTCAATGTAGTTAAGAAAGCACGAAATAGGCATGCCACGCTTAGACCGACCAAAAGAAAGAATTGGAGTAGAATAACTGAGCCAATGATTAGAGGCGTAATCGTAAAGGCGCTGAGCATGTTCAGGATTACTTCCAAAACTTTTTGATACAAACGCAAATCTTTGTTGTGGTGAGGTTTCATCATCTTTCATGTACGATTCTTGTAATCGTTTTATTCCTAATTCATCAAATAGTTTATCTTTTTCCAAGTCTATTTTGACACCCATATATTCCATATTTTTACTTTCTTATAATTGCTTTAATATTAGGTGGTGTCCAACCTTCTGGTTTTAACACTTTACCATCTTCTCTTTTTTCTACTTTACCGCTAGGGCTGATTTTGGCCAGATTGCTTCTTGATACTTCATCCCACACCTTTTGTTGTGGAATATTTAAAGAATGTTCTAGCCCCTCAATCACCCATTTCAAATCTGCACATGCATCAGCAATTTCCACTTTGTCCCTATTGCCGTATGCTGTCACAAGTTCTTTGAATTCTTCAACGATTAAGTCAACATATAATTCTGCTTGTGGTCCAAAATCTTTTTGTGTTTGACCACAAGCAATCATAAAAGTTTCAACATCATTTTTACTGTTCATTGATATACTCCTTAATCATTGGAAAAACTGGTTCGATGACCAAGGCACAAGCCAATGCAACATCACGATGTTCTTTTTGTGTTCCCTTTTCACTGCGGAGTTGTATATAGTGAACCCAACTACGAAGCGTTCCGTTCATGTACAAACGTGAAACTGTTATACCCTCCGGCAGCACTGCCCTCGCCTGTTCTTTTGCTATACCATTTGCAATAGCCCAATCATATGCACTTTGAGATGCATCTATAACTCTTTTTTGTTGTGTTTCCCACCAGGCCTGTAAGGCCAAGTTGTCAGTCACAATACTGTTTTGTCTATTTTTAGTATCTTGTAATCTGGCTTCTTTTAATTCCCAACCAAGGTCCGCAACAGCATAACGCTGGCTGAATTCTTGAAAAGAAAAAGAACGATGCCGCAAAATCTGCCTTGCAATATCTCTAGTAGTTTCTATCTCCAGACAAATGTTCACCATCTCTAATGGTGACCAATGTTGATTTTTGATAAGATAACGAACCAACTTTTCAGCTGTATCGCTATTATTTTGATTGGCAGGATTTGAGACTCTGGCTGCATATGCAACCTGTTCCAACAAATTCTTGCCGTCTACTCCCTGTGTGTATGATATCAATTTTACATTCATAATAAAATCTCCATTCAAGTCTTTTTCCAGTTGATAAATTCCATTTTTGCTCTAAGATTCACAAATGTATGTTTACTTATGATATCTTGGATTTCGTCAGGTGAGAATCCATTCAAAACCATATCATTCACATCTTTTTCTTCAATCATTTCTGGCCAGATCACCACATTGTAGTGTTCCTCAATGGCCTTGTCCATCTGCTTATGTAGTTCTTTATTTCGTGGTTCATTATCATACACCAAAACTATTTTTGTCTTATCAAAATGTTTTGCTGCAGCCATCAAATTTGAATCGGCAGTGGCCACGGCATTCTCCAGAAACATGGAGTCAATAGGACCTTCCACAACATAAATCATCTCTTCCTGATTGATCCTGTCGGTACCGAACAACTTGTGGTTGTCTTTATCTGTCTTTACTGTGATGTATCTGAGTTTAGATTCACCGAGTGCTCGACCTTGAAAGGCCACTAGACTCTTATCTTCATCATAGAAAGGAATTACCAATCTTGGGTCCTCTTCCTTGAGACCTTCCTTTTCGATACCGAGTTTTTCAACAAAGCCTTTAAAGTCTTCTGCAAAATATAAGTCCGAATGAAAGGCCTCTGGAATTTTGCGGGATTGAACATACGCCTTAGCAAAATGCGCTTCTGGTAACGATTCAATGGAAGGAATTTCCAATTTCTTTTTGAACTTTGGTGTTTCAGCTTTGAATTCATCAAAGGTTGGTTTTTCTTTTTTTGTTCCTGTGTCGGCATTTTTATACCGTTCTAAAGCATATTCTTTGCAAAGAGATTCGTCTACTTTTTCCAGAAAATTATAAAAGTTGATGGATGCACCACAATTGTGGCACATATAAAAGTAGTTGTTCTTTTTGGCAAAAATGTAACCACGAGCTTTGGTTTTGTTTTTGGAAGAATCGCCACAGAGAGGACACCTGAAGTTATACAGGTCGGCCTTCTTCTGTGTGAATTTTTGAAGCTTCGGGGATACCCTTAGCAGAAAGGTTCTATCAATAAAAACGGACATAACAAAAAAATAGAAAGATTACAAAGAATCTAGATTATACGACAATCAATGGATAAAAGCAACAATCTTTTCGAAATGTCCGGAAAGAATGCCAGCAAAAGCTACCGCACCGGCAACCATCCAAATCATTTTTTGACGGATTTGTTCCAAGTTACCAATCTTCTTGGCTAACTCATCATGTTGTTCACATGATGCATTATACATCTCATTTAGTTTATCTGTCAAGCTATCTCTGGTCTTATCAAGGCAATCATGCATCTCCTTAACATCACCCTTTAACTCATCCATCTTTTCACTAAGGTTTTCTACCTTAGTTTCAACAATACCTATTCTTTCTACAGTTGATGCCATTATTTCTTCACAGGAACTTCTGTGCCCTCTAGTTTTTTATGCACTTTCATTTCCTTGCAATTCTGTTTTACATTGCCTTTGGCATCTTTAACAGGCTTACCTTCTTTGTCTTTAACATCGACACACACTTTTGTTTTTTCAGCCTCAGCATAAACTGCTGTTGACATACCGAATAGTAAAGCGATGGATAATACTACTGATTTCATTTTTATTCCTTTTTAGTGAATTTTTCGGATGCTGTAAAACCTAAACCTGCTATTACAATATACATCATAGAATCAAAAATCTTTGAATCTATTGGGTAACCATATACCATAGCAATGTACCCTCCGCCGCACAATAAGAATGCGAGAAGGGTAACCACTCTTTTACTAGAAACGGTACTATTGGTACCGTCTGATAACATACTTAGTATGAAGTTCATTTATAGTTCTGGTTGAGGGGCTGGCGCTGGAGCTGGTTTGCCTCCGAAGCCTGTGATAACTTGGGGCTGAGATACGCTTCCAAAGCTATTTCCGCTGCCCATTGATTGTGTTCCAAACGAGTTCGTGACTGTT